GTCCATGACTATAACTATTTATATTGCTTGATCTTACTACATTTATAAATGCACTAATAACTTTTGATAATCCTAAATTAAAATTAATTGTTGCATATGAAGAATTAAGAACTTGATAATATGAACTAATACTATTATATTCCATCGAAGTATTTGCCATTGCTCTCTTAAGGTCATCACCAGTAGGTTGATGAACAACAGCATTTAATGCTACATTAGATAATATATAATATCCTTTTTGATCTACATCAAGTTCTGCTCCATCGTAACCAAACAAAACATTACTATCAGGTGCTAAATTTATTTGAATTAATAAACCACCCGTTCCCCATGAATCACTTAATGGAATTAATTCACTAGAATTTAATAAACCAGTTGGTATTTGTATTGAAAAATCAAGTTCTGTGCCATTATTTTCCATTTGTAATGTCCTTTCAGCATTAATTGATCCTGCTTTTAAACTTGTCAATGATTCACTTGTTTCTAGTTCATATTGATCTTCTTTTGCTTTATAATATGATGCTAAAAATTTATTATAATCTTTAATTTGTTCTATAGTCTGATTAGTCCGTTTTGAACTTATTGTAATTTGTTCTAAAACACTTGCCACACCTAAAACAGGATCAATTGCAACTAAATCTTCTGCTAAATAATCATTTCCATCAGGTTTATATAATTTAAATTTACCTGTTAGTCTTACACTTTCACCAATTAAAAATCTTTCTTGACTACCAATATTAAAATTTATCATTGGATTACCATTATTATACCCTATTTGTGCATTAGCAGGTTGATTTGAGGGTATTACATGAATATATTGCTTTGAACCTTCCATTAATTATAATATATATATATAAATAATAAATATTATAATTATTTAATATTATTTTTTTTTATATTTGAACGGTAATTCCACCACTTCTAAATTCAATACCCCTAATATGTGCTACAAATATTCTAAATAATTTATTTATTGTTGGTGTAGAATAATTAAGGTTTAATTGTACATCTGTATTATTTAAATTTGCAATTTGTTTATTTAATGCTACTGCTCTTCCAATTACAAAATTATCTTTGAATTCATTAAAATTTTCTGGTGATATATCAGCCATATATAATGCTTTTTCTAATTCAATTAATTGTTGTTGTGCTACTCCTCCGTTTTCGATATCACTAGTTCTAACTGGTCTATCAGGTTGATATGTATTTTTATAAAAAAATTGATATTGTGATAAATTATCATATACACCTTTATAAAAATTATTACTTAATGCATCTTGCCAAGATATATTACCTGAGTTATGTGCTTTACATAATAGTGATTTACACATAGTATTATTTAATGGCATTAATAAAGTTCCAGCTGTATTATTAGCAAGAACAGATTGAGAATATGTTTGAACCGATTGAAAATCATAAGTAATAAATCCTGTTTCAGGGTCTAATAATCTTTGGTTAATAGTATTATAAAAACTATCGGGTGGTTCTATTGCTCCTACAATTAAATCACATTGTGTAATTTGATATGTTGGTTGTGTTGATTCTGCTAAATGATGTTCCAAAGACAACATCCAATCACCGTCAGCAATAGCATTTGCAGCAACAGTTCCTGGGTCATAATCAGCCCCTTCAATAGTTACTTTAATATAACCCCCTTCTATTTCAACACTTTCTATTGAAAATATTCTTGCTCCAACATTGGGAACCTGACCTGCTGCATTATAAAAAGCAAATTTTTCACCAACCTCAAATGGAAACTGGGTTATATCAGCTACATTTAAATTAATATTTGATTGAATATAAAAAGCATTAGTACTATTACCATTAGCCCAACCACTTCCACCAACATTTAATGAATCACTTTTAAATCTTAAAGCAAATTCTTTATTTGTTACTTTTGGGTTTTGTCTAATACAATTTTTATCAGCTTCTAATAACAAATGAATATATAAACCATCAGTTAATTGATTAGGAAATATTTTATCATTTGAAAATATTCCTGTATGTAGTGGAAGACATAAATCAACTATACTATCATTTCCCCATGCACTATTAAATACATCATTTCCATGTTCTGATGTAAGATAAGCATTTCCAAGATCATCCATTGGTGGTTTATTACTATTGCTTGTTCCTGTTGTGCCTTCGAGTAATATTCTTTTATTTTTATTACATTCTCTATTATCATATGAATATTGTAAATGTACATATTGATTATATGCAAATAATTCTTCTAATAATACACCTGCTCCTGTTCTTATCGTTACATCTCTAATTAAACATTGACCACCAATTTTTGGATCTAAATATAATTTAGTTTGCATATTAGAATTTAATTTAACTCTAAATTTTAAATATGTTTCTAGTGGATCAAATACTTTAACTGATGGATCAATATAAATAATAATTTCTTGAGAACTATTATAAGATAATCCATTCATTGAAGGAACTCTAACACTATATTGACTAGCTGGGTCTTTTACATTACTTTGAAAAAAATCATCCATTTTATAATATATATATATAAATAATAAATATTATAATTATTTAATATTATTTTTTTATTTAATTTTTATTCACTATCACTATCACTAATTATATCATTATAATCATCTTCTTTAATATCATCATTATCAATATTATTATGAGAGTTAGAAACAATTTTATCACCTTCAGCAATTAATGTATCAAAATTTTTATATGCTAGTGGTGGATTATCTTGCATAGATAAATACATAAAATCATATCTATTAGGGGTACATAATTTATATATATTTTCTAAATTTCTATATCCACCAAATAAATCACCATATTCTTCGAAAATTTTATCTTTTTCTTTTTGATTTGGAAATGGACTACCCATAATAAAATCCGTACAATTTTGTCTAACCATACTACTAATTCCCCGTGCTGTCTGTGATGAATAAACAAGTAATTTTATATTATAATGTCTAAACCTAGTACTAATATAATTTGCTATGCTTTCTCTTTTTATACTACCTAATATATCATCAAATACTAATGCTATATCTTTTCTATGATCTTTTTCACCTTCTTCATTTTCTTCACCGTCTTTATCTTGTCTTTTTAATAAATCAAGAACTATTTTATCAGAATATATATTATGACAAGTAAAAGATTTTAATAAAAATCTGCCTGTTATATCATTACAAATAGTATTTGATATTATAATAACTTCATCAAAATAATCTTTACCATAAAAATTTGGGTTTAATAAAAGATTAGATAATAAAGTTGTTTTACCTGTTTTAATTGGACTACATATAATCATACATGCGGGTGGTTGTGGTAAAACTGGATTACATTTTTTAATAAAAAATTTATCAGGATCTTTTACTTTTAAAACTTTAGGAACATCATTACAATCTTTTTCTTCTTTTTCTTCTTCTTCTTCTTTATCATAAAACTTTTTAAACTCTTTAATATTTTTATACATATATAATTATATATAATAATATTTTTATCTTATTTATTTATTTTGGTTTTTTTATTTATAAAAAAATTACCATTTTCTTCTTCTTGTATTAAATATATTATCTATATTTTTATTTTTAATTCTTCTAACAAAATTATTTTTATCTCGTTCATCTTGTATTTCTTTTTCAACTCTTTCTATTCTTTTTCTTTCATATAGTTCTACACGTTTTTCATAATCTTTATATTTAGTTATAACAGCATTAGCAAACTGATCTAATTCATATTGTGACATTTTTATATATTCTTCTGTTGGTTTATGTTCTACTTTGGGTATTGTTTTTTTACCTACAAATATATCTTCATTAACATTTTTATTTTCATTTATATTTTTATTAATAATATTTTTTACTTCTTCTTTTTTTTCTTGATCTGATTCTTCTGATTCTTCTGATTCTTCAGAGACCTCTTCCTGTGGTTCTTCGGGGACCTCTTCTTTTATTTCTTCTTCTTTTATTTCTTCTTCTTTTATTTCTTCTTCTTCTTCTTCGTCTTCTTCGCTACTTATATCTTTTAACATTTCATTTAATAACTCATTATCGTAATCTTGTTCTTTTAATTCAACTTTCAATTGTTCTAAAAAAGACATTTTTATATATATAATAAATATATTTTTATATTTTATAAAATAAATATTAATATATAAATATTGATAAGACAAATTATTTTGTCTAATTCTTATTTTGTCTAGAAGACAATTATTAAAATGAAAATTGTCTTGAGATGTATAATATATTATTTTTTTGTCTTATGATGTATTATACTACTATATATTATATTTATTATATTAAACATATAGACCTATAAACCTATTTTAGACAAGAAAGACAATTATAATTCAATTTTTTTTATATATTTTTAATTTCATATATTTATTTTTTTTATCTTTTATAAATTATTTATTCTTGTCTTTTTGTCTTATTCTTATTATATGCACTTTAAATTTAGACCTTTATTTATATATATATATATATTATATATAAATAAAGAGCATTAAACCTCTCAAGACAAGAAATTAGACAAGAATATGAATTAGACAAAAACCTTGATAAATTGGTAAAATTAGACAAAAATAAAGGGTAATTAGACAAAAATAAGGGGTAAATAGACAAAAATAAAGGGTAATTAGACAAAAAATAAAACATAATTTATGTATCAATTAAATGAAACATAATTTGAGTATTACCACTTATATCTTTGCATAATGTTTCATCATCATTTACTAGTGATAAAGATAATTGAGATATAATAAGTGGTTCAACATTATTTAATTTTATATAAACTGGTGGATTATGAATAGTATAAATATGTCCTATACTTCTATGAGCATTAAAACGAGGAACAATACCGATAATTCTTGATATTGAATTATTAGTTCCATTATATGTTTGAATTGGTAAATTATTTATTCTAACATAAGCATTACTTGATTGAATATTTTTTGGTGTATCTAAACTAGCAACATTATATGCTGGATATGTTCCATTCCACATTGCTCTAGTAGTAATATTTTGCATATTTAATATAGTTGCTATTGTTGTACTACTCGCCCAATCCACCATAACCTCACTATTTGGTTGTTGAACTATTTTACTTGTTAATAAAAATCCATAAAATTTTTTACCTGTAGAATATGAATTATCACCAGCAATAAATTGTAAATCACCGCTAATACTTATAAATTTCGCTAAATATCCTTCTACATCGTCCCAAGTACCAGCATTTGCTTTTCTTTCTCTTGCTTCTAAAGCAAGTTGTACATTTTTTTCAGTAAATTTAACTCCATATGCATTATAATCATCAAAACTATCATCTACACAATAATCCCATCCTAATTCTATTAATTTAAAATAATTGGTTGCATAAAATTCATTTAATCGTTCTTCATCTGTCAGTCTCATTCCTTGGTCTATTGCATTAGTATCACCTCTTGGTTTTAAAAAACAAACACCCGCACCAGTTTGTGTGCTATCTATTACATTATAATCTGCTACAGTATCCAAAGCAACTAATGGATACATAGACATTGTAGCACTGCTTATTCCTTTCCAATCAGTTCCACGATTAATAGTAACAAAAGCACCACCAGCTTGTTTAACATGAACTTGTACTTTTTCATTATTAATAGTAAATTTTATTTCTGGATCATTACCTGTAAGTGTTATTATATTATCAACTCCTACAAGTCCTGTAGTCCAATATTCTAATTCTTTCATTTCACTTATATCACCAATTTGTTTACATGAAAATAACCTAAGTTCAGAATTATGAATTAACACAGCATAATCGCAAAACGCACCAACTGCAACTTCTATTTTATCACCTTTATTTCCATTAATATCATTAATTAATAATGTTCTACCCCGATTTAATTCATTTGGTAAATCACTACCATCAAATTCTAAATATTTTAATGCTACACCATCATCATAAAAAATATTTCTTGATAATCCAAAATAATGAGTATTGGTATGTATATGAGGTGTAAATAACATTTCACTACCATCTCTGTATAATGAACCACCTAATTGATAAATACAATCAAATACACTATTTACCCCAGCTGTTTTTTCTATTTTAATTGTTTGTGCTGTAGGATGGGTAATTGTTTGTTCA